ATCAAAGTCACCTTCTAAGAGTAATGGTCTACCTGCATTGGCAGTACCACTAAATCTATTGTTAAGGTCTGTGAGTAATTGTTGTCTTTGTGACTCTGTTAGATTCACAGCAAATCCTGCATCATCTTGTGGTTTAAATACTACTGCTCCACTAGGTCTTGCTCCGTTACTAAGTAAGTTAATATTGTGTTTGCCTGACATATTATGTTGGTCAACTTCTATAGCTGCTGCAGACATGGGCGATAGACCATAGAAGTCATCTAGTGGATTCCATAGCTTTACGTGCTTGACCTCACTAAATCCTGTTCTTTCTTCTACAGGATATGTAGCTTGTACTCTGCCATTTAAAACATATTCATACCTGTCAGGTATTGGATTACTACCACCTTTGACAACCATTCTGTCAGGTCTCAACAGGTGTAACTCTTTAGGTGCGCCTACTTCTGATCCTACTTTAAGAATGTAAGCGTTACCGCTAAGTAATAAGAAACCAAAGATGCTGTTGAAGAACTCACTATGGGATTGCAATGGATTAGGTCGGCTCAATAGGGTGACGATAGGGTGACTATCTAAGACCTGATCTCCTGCTTTTACCATAAATGGTACTGCGCTAGCACCTTTGGCTATCTCGTTTACGCAACGAAATACGATTGAATTTTTCATGTAGCCTTCTTCGGCTAAATCTTGATAAGAGTAATTCTTTGACTTTGACGTACCCACTCCAAAATACCCAACCATGTTACCTACGTCTTTCTTTTCCGCAGGTTTAGGTGTGAATGCGTTTCTTATATTGTCCAGTATTGTTGCCATTAGCTAATCCTCCAATTCACCTCACCCCTAGACTTACTGAGTTCGGTCATTGCCCATACTAAAGCATCTAACCTGTCAGGGGAAGGTTTGGTTTCGCCTGTATAAGAACACATCTGTGATTCTAGTTCAGAAAAATATCCAACGTGATGAACTCGCTTCTGCTCATATAAAGCACTTATAGGCTCTGCTCTTGTGAGTTTACCTCTAGTTGCTCTAACAGACCTGTAAGGAATATTGGAATCTATTCCTCGTAATAGTCTTTCAACCAAGTCTCCACCATTATTTACTTCCGCTACTATTCTATCAGCTTGCCAGTCATAGTAGCAATCTATTGCTTTCCTGCCCCATTGATCAGGTGTGTAACGACCTGATACATCTTCTAATACATAGTATCTATCGTTGTAATCTTTACCTGCAACAATGATTCCTGTTTCATCAGAGTTCTCATTAGCAGTTACAGCAGGGTCTATAGCTACTATTATTTGCTTTAAATCTCTTTCTTCATTCTCGTTCAAGCGTTGTTCTTCTATCATTTTGTTGCTCCATAAAGCACCTTCAAAGTCCTCTATGATCTCAGCATACAACTCTTGCCTACCCATAGTTGTTCCTTCGTATCTTTCTCTGAGCATAGCCAATGCGGTATCAGCTAGGTTTTCTTCATTCTCAAAGGTATTTCCTGTAGTGACATAAACATCTTCTCTTGTGACTAAATCTTTGATCATTTTGCTTGGTTTAGGTGTTGTTGTGACTACACACTGTGGATTATCTCCTAATCTCAACCCAAACATTAATTGATCAAAAGCTTGAGGATATCTCCAAGCTGCTAATTCATCTGCCCATGCTCTATGAAATTGACTACCTCTTAATCTTTCAGGTTCTTGTGCTGCATAGCCTATTATTTTTGAACCATTCTCTAAACGGATTTCAGATACACTTGATGAATAGCCTTTTTGATCATTAGATTTTAAAAAGCACTCTTCAGGTATTATTGAAAGCAACCCACTGTTGCCTCCAAAACAAACTCTTCTTAGATCACCATGAGTAGGGGCAACTACTGCACATATACTGTTTGGATTTCTTAAAGCATAGAGTGCTATGTCTTGTGCGCCTGTCCTAGTCTTACCCCAACCCCTTCCTGCTAAGATCAGCCAAATGTAATGTTCCTCTAAAGGTTGAAGTTGTTTTGCTCTAGCGGTGTTGAGCCACTCAGTGTATAGGTTTATCGTTGCCTTTTGTGCGTTGCTCTGCAACTGTGTCCAAGAGTTCAAGAACTTCTGTGAAGGCTTCAGTTTGTTGGATGCTTCCATTTATATTTATAGAGTCAGTTGATTCACCAAATGCTAATTTAGCTAATCTCTGTGCTGCTACTGCAGTGTTAGCTAGACTTAGTATCTGACTGGGGTTATCTGTTTTAGAATCTAGTTCTAAGGCTTTAAGGTTCTTGTAGACCTTACCATGAACTATCTCCATCAGTTGATTGGCTACCTTGACACTCTTAGAGTCAAACTTCCTAGACTCTACTGCCATCTGTTTTGCAGTTTCTTCGTCCATCTTCTCTTGGAGTTGTACTTTGAACTGTTCTTTCTGATCTCTCCAGTTCTCTTTCTGTGACAATCTAAAGAGTGTAGTCTGTGCGACATTGTACTTAGTGGCTAACTCTACAATAGGTAAGTATTGTCTCTCACCGCTTTCTATTTCTATTCCCTGCACAAATTCTGTCCTAAGCTTCATTGCTAGATCAGGTGTCATTCTTTGTACTGTGCTTTTTTTATCCACTGATTGTTCTATGTTTAGTCTACAACTTTTGCAAACTATATTACAGATTGTTCTAAAACACAAAAAAAAGGAGGCTTCATAACCTCCTCTTTCTTATAGATCAGTTAAGACCTATGCCCTCCTATCTGTAGGTACTGTTAATATCTAAGTACCTATCGTGATTTATTGCCTGCCATTCCCTGTTGTTTGCATAAGCCTCTTCTCTTATGTTTGCATAGCCAGTTCTTTTTTGAAACTTAGCTTGAGTTTTTATTGCTTTGATTCTAGCTTTCCTTTGTTTCTTATTCATAGTATTTCCTTCAAGTTAAGGAACAGGCTTTATGCCTGCTCCATTGGTTTTACATTATCAAAAGAATAAAGACCTTCAGTTCCCCTAAAATCGTTGACTGCTCTGATTCTTTTTGCAGTAATGGCAGTTATAGTGCCTGTAACCGCAAACCAACCATCCTCATCTAAGTATCTAGATAAAGTCATGTTCTTGCAATTAAGAATTACTTTTTGTCCGATTTGATATTTTGATGTTGTCATTTTATTCCTTTCAATTAATTACCTTACCTATATTAGTCCAACTGGGAATATATAGCAAGTGTTTTATTAATCTTTTGCATAAAAAAAGGGAGACTATAAAATCTCCCCTTTCCTTTATTAACCTGCAGGTTGAGTGACTAACCTACATGATTATTATACATACTTTTTGCTGCTTTACGTTTTTGACGTGCTTTTCTTTTGGCTCTATCTTGATCTGTAAGACCAAACCTTTGATTGTGCATCTTGCCAATGTGTATGCCTAAAGCATTAGGCTCTATTTTTGTAAATCCTGACATTATGCTACCTCCTCTTGTTCTCTTTGTTCTTCTTGCTCTTGATCGTGAACTAATCTTAATCCTTTGAACACTTGAAATATTACATCATTCTCTGCTTCTAATCTAAATAATGTTTTGTCTGATCTGCTATTAAGAGATCGCATATCTCCATTTGCTGCATCAATAAGATTTTGTACTCCTTCTTCACAGAAGTGTTCTTGTATTCTAACTTCGTAAAGTTCTTTATTGGGGTTGTAACATTCATGATCAAATATAGTAGAGGCGGTACTGATTAAGGCTTCTTCTAAGGTCTCATAAATTACCCAACCTTTGTTTGTGTAAATTGTACTTTCTGACTCTCCATCTAAGCCTTCAATTATTGCTATGTATATATTCATTTTATCTCCTTTCAATTTAAGGTGTGGAACAGGCTTTAAGCCTGCTCCTTTTGTTTTAGATAAACTATTGCTATTGCAGCAGCAGAATGATCACAACTATAACCAGTAAAGTATTCACCGACTACTTCTATAAACTCCTCTGCATCTCTTTGAAGCGCATCAAGTTTGATTAAGTCCTCAACTATTTCACTAGATGAAGGGTCAGCTGAATTTAAGACTTCTTCATAATTATCGTGCTTGAAGTTATCAAAGAGTTCTAGGGTAAAATTATCTACCCATTCAGAGGTTGGTAAGTGTGCTACTTTTTTCATATTTTCTCCTATTCAATTAATTAGCAATATCTATATTAGTCCAACTGGGAATATATAGCAAGAACTTTCTCAATATTTTTTTATCCTCGTTATCTTGATCTTTTTGCTATCAAAGTGTCTGTCAAACTTGGCTCTTGCTGTGGGTTCATCAAAGGCAGGATATCGGTGTGCTTCGTACTCAAGTTTGTGAGACTTATACCATCTCTTAAAGTTGCGTTCATAGGTGTCGCTTCTAT